TGTGCGTGCGGCTGTTAGCTGCATAAGGGATTAACTCCGCAACGCTGCGCTGTTCAACCTTAGGTGCATCAATCATTAGTTTCTGCCTTTACTTGGTCATAGCCTTCCAGCCAATCTTTGCTGCGCCGTGTGTCCCGTGGCAACCCGAATATTGCAGCTTCACGGCCAGCTTGGAATTGCAATATGTTCTCAGCCATAATGTTTCTTTTAACCTCTAGCTCAATTAATTTGGTAAGGTTACTTTTACCTTTTGGACGGCCCTTTGGGTTACCTGATTGCCCAGCCTTAAAACGAGTGTTTATTGGTGGCTTACCATAGCCTACCTTACCATCGTCCTTGTTGGCTGCGCCATCTATAATCTTTTTACCGTCCTCAATCTCAATTAGCTTGGCAAGGTAGTGCTGGCACTTCTTTAGGTCTTCAATGCCATTCTTGTCCATATACCTTGCTAAGTATTTTATACAATTCCCGTGCAGATAACCAGAGAATGCTTCTTTAGTCATCCATGCTTGCATAGCTTCCCAAGGCTGCACAGCCTTTAATGCGTAGTGGTCACCGCCTACCTGATAACTATTCGTCTTCATAATAATCATCCTCAAACGGGTCATAACCCTTTAGCATGGCATCAACTGCAACCATTATAGGGCCAGTAATGTTTATCTTGCCAGCCTCCATCTTCCGAATTGTTGTGCCACCATTAGCTTCCGACAGGCGCAATGCAGCAGCCATATCGTTTATGCTAAAGCCCATGCTATGACGGGCCAGCTTTAGTTTTTCGGGGGTCATGCCTCTGCCTTACTTTTTTGCAAAGAATGAACAATAGTGCTGTGGTCGCGGTTCATAATACGTCCAATCTCTGTAGTAGAGTAGCCCTTTTCACGCAGCATAACAGCACATTTACGCCGCACTGCAACCAGCTTTTTCATGCGGTTCTTGCCTATTATGTCTTCCGCCGTGTATCCATACACTTTAGCAATGGCTTCCATTTCCATAATATTGGATTGCCTCGGCGTCATTCCGCGACTGTCAACAAGCACTATTTCTTCTTCTTCTTTCCAAAATTCATCATCAAACATTTTATGCTCCCTCTACATTTACGAAATAATAACCATCACCTTTGACGGAACCGCCTTGAGCAAACTTTCCTTGCCAGCCCATTTTACGGCGCAAAGTTAGTGCTGCTATCGCATGGTTTTGGGCGGTGTTTAACTCATAGTCATAATTAACTATAACGCTTCCTCCCCATGCAGTTGCTTTGATGCGACTGTTTTTTCTGTCAGTGGCTTTAAGATATTTTGTTTCGATTGCTTGAGTGATAAATGTCATTTTATATCCCCTTAACCTTGCAATAATTGATTGGAGCGCATTTCTTCGTAGCGGTAGTCCGCTTCGTTATCAGGGCATTCCCATTCTGTTTGCCAGATTAGTTCTTGTAATGTGCCGGAGGCGTCATCGTCGTAATCGACAATAGCGGTTAGCAGTTCAATTTCTTGCTCATCGCTAATACCAAAAGCCTTGCCGTTAAAAGCCATAGCATAGCGCGATGCTACCCATTTGGCTTTCTGGCGCTTATGCTCTGCCGTGTAAGCGTTTAGGGCGTCGATAGCCGCTTGTGCTAGGTCTGTGAGGTTCTGGCTCATGCTGCAAACTCCTTATCAACCCATGCCTGACGGCGAGCATCAGCACGTTTATTATATTCATATACTTCGTATTCATCAGCGGACAAACAGGCATCAAGATGGCTTTCGCTGGCATAGGTAAGAAATCCATTATCTAACCGCAAAAGCATATTGCCGTCAGTTTCCTTAACCAGATGCCAAGCGCCGTCCGCTTTTACCTTCACATAGTCTCCAACAAATATAATCATTTTATTTCTCCGTATTGGCGAGGCTTGGCCTCTGGTGAATAGGGGCCGAAGCCCCCGTTAAATTAGATTTTGTTATAACCGTGCTTACGCAAGTCGTTAATCATCCAAGTAGCGCCATTAACGATAGCAGAAATTCCGCCTTTTACTTGAGTTTTAGTGCGGCTGCTAAAAACAAAGTCGCCATCGGCATCAACTGCTTTCCAGCCTTGCCATGTCTTAGCGATAGTGAAGCCTTTGTATTTTGTGCTTTGTGATACTGCTGGCATTATCAGTCTCCTTGTTGGCGGGGAAAATCCCCTTGCTGATACTCATTCTATAATAGCAGTAAATTTAAAAGAAAAGCGTTTTTTTCATTCATAATGCGATTTATCAATTTTTTTGTCGTTTAGCGTAATTAATCGATTCTAACGCCCATGCCTCTGGCGCTCCTGCATACTGGCCCTTGGCCCAATGCTTGCGGATGTCATCCATTGTTAGCTGCCCTGATTGATACTTGATAAGGTCGCACATTAATCTGGTGGCCGCGCTATTTGTGCTTTGTGCCAATTTCCAAATTGCTCCTTAGGTCTGCCAGTTCCTCTGCCGTGACATATTCAATAAGCGGCACATAGTCGCGCTTGTGTATCTGAATGAGATATTTTGCCCTGCCTATTCTCCGCCGCCTTCCGTAACCTTCCTCTTGCACTACCGTATCAATCTCGGCTGGCGTTGGCATAAACTTGCAAGTGCGTAACAGTTTAATGAATGCACTGCGTAAATCCACCAAGGGATAAATGCGAAGGGTTATCCAATAAAGTTCCAGACGTTCCGTTTCTTCCTGAATGCTGCGCTTCTGATTTGCAGTCGCCAATGATAGTTTGGCAATCATCACTTCAACCTGTTCGCGCTCTGGCATGGGTGGCCGTGCGGCATCCACAAACTGTTGCAATACCTCTGCGGTTTTAGGCCCAATCGTCGGCAGATGGTCGCCCATTAGAAGTTCGTCTAGCTTGGCTGGCAAATACGGCTCTAACCATTGGGTTGGTTGGCTCTGTTGGCTTGGCACTATTTCCTGCATTTTGCGTTCCTTTCGGCTCGTAAATATCAAGCCAGCCGTTAATTGTCGAACGGTCTAGCAATTCCGCTATGTCATGACCATTAGCCCTTATAGCATCTAGCTTGTTGATTGCCCTATTGGTTGCTCTATCAGTCAATGGGCGTTTGCGCTGCTTCCGCATATCTACCCAACCCTGCCAAGCATCTATTGGCATCCAATCGGGAAGCGGCTCTTTTATACACTTGGTGTTTAATTGATGTATAATTAATGTATTGGGTGCATCTGGTGCACGGGTCTCATGCATCTGGTGCACGGGTGGTGTGTCTTTAATGCACGGGTGCATTTCATGCACTGGTATGTTTATCCAATACTTATTGCCCTTGCCAATGACTTCTTCACGGCGAATAAACTGCGTTTCCTCAAGCGACCTAATCGCCAGTTGGACTGCCCTTTTTTTCAATGATGATTTTTTTGCAACGCGCTCAATGGAAGGCCAGCATAAACCTTCGTCGTTTGCCCAATCTGCCAAAGCTAGTAGAACAAGCTTTTGCGTAGATGATAGGTCTTCCCTATCCCATACTGCTGTCATTAATTTTATACTCATAACGCAAACCCTTGCGTCATAGTTCTGTGGCGTGTATTACTCATTACAGCGATGCCTCCTGTTACTAGGCGTTGTTAGAGCGGGTTGAGTGCCTTTCCTCTCTTGGGCACTCCCCGCTTGCTCTTTATAATCGCATTCCGTGATTTATAAAAGCGATTTTTATCAAGCATTGACCGCTGATACGCTGATAGCGTATTAACGGCATTGGTATTCTCCTTACCAACGGACTTGGGTGGCTTCGGTCACCCATTTTTTTACTTTGTTTCGCGCAAAAGGTAATTTGGGAATAGCGCAATAAACACAGCGCGGCGCAGGGGCCAATCCCGAACGATTACCCCTTTTACATCCTCAGTGACCCATATGCCATTTTCGTTATATTCAAAGTCAGACTTGTAGCCCACGCGCCTACCATTGGGATGCTTTAGCTGACGGCCATTGATGACAAACCAGTATTGAGGATGCACCGTCAGTTCAGTAATCTCACCAGCCGCTTGCATTAGATGCAGTTCATTACACCTAATGGCTTCCCGTTTGCTGTCATGAGTATGACCAGCATTGCATTGCGACTTAACTGCGCGATACTTGCCAAAGCGTTTCATGCGTTTAATTTGCTCTCAATCAAACGGTCTAGTGCGTCATTGGCTTGCAACCATGCAGCCAGAGTTGGTTCGCACCTGTCAGTCTTCCAGTTTGATAGCGTGACACGGGTAATGCCAGCTTCGTTGGCTATCTGGTAAGCCCTTATTTTATGCAGCTTTGCTACGGTAAAAAAGTCGGCAATCGTTTGTTGAACAGTGGTCATATTAAACTTTCTTTTGGTTGATAATAAAAAACGCTTTTAATCTTATGCAAATTGATTACAAGGGGTTTGGCAAATAAAAGGAGATACCACAATGCCAGTGCATAAAAAAATCAATGAGGCACGAGTTGCCTTCCATGCTTTACCGCTTAAAAAGTCAGGTCATAACACGTTTGCGGGTTACAAATATTTTGAGCTATCGGACTTTGTAATTCCCGCCCTTCGCATTTTTAACGATGTCGGGTTGTGCGCTATTATCAGCTTTTCCGAAACCACAGCTTCAATGCACATTGTCGATGTTGAGGATGGCACGCAAGTTATCATTCACAGCCCAATGGGTTCAGCAAATCTTAAAGGTTGCCATGAGATACAAAACATTGGTGCTTGCGAGACATACAGCACCCGATACCTCTGGACAGCCGCGCTTTGCATCGTCGAGCATGACGCTTTAGATGCTACGACAGGCAAGAGCGAACCAGCGCCACGGGATAAGTTTATTAGCAAAGCGCAGTTTGATGAATTGCAAGCCTTAGTAGACAAGACCAACACCGACAAAACCTTGCTCTGCAAACATTATAAAATCGACTCACTTGCGGAATTGCAAGAAAGCCGCTTCGATATAGTCAAGTCTACATTAGAAAAGAAGCTGGCATGACAGACGCAGCTATTATCCAACGCAGCCCAGAATGGTTCGCAGCACGTTGTGGAAGCCTTGGCGCTTCCCAACTAGCAGACGCCCTAGCTAAGACAAAATCAGGCTGGGGAGCGTCACGCGCTAACCTTCGCGCCAAGCTGGTGGTCGAACGGCTAACAGGCCAGCAAGAAGAAAGCTTCACCAGTGCAGCAATGCAGTGGGGAGTAGATAAGGAAGAAGAAGCACGCATCGCTTATAGCTTCCTTACAGGGCGTAATGTGGTTGAGGTGGGCTTGTATAAGCACCCGACCATTATTGGCTCTCACGCCAGCCCAGACGGGCTTGTGGATGACGATGGATGTCTAGAGATTAAATGCCCTAATTCAGCCACTCATATCGAAACGCTAAAAAGCAATCAGGTTTCCCATAAGTATCTTTTGCAGATGCAATGGCAGATGGCTTGCGCTGACCGTCAGTGGTGTGACTTTGTGAGTTTCGACCCACGGATGCCAGACCATCTTATGCTTTATGTGCAGCGTATAGAGCGTGACAGCGATATGCTGGCGATTTTAGAAGCGGAAGTTAGCACGTTTCTTTCAGAGGTAGAAACTGACGTAAAAAAACTAAATGAAATTGGAGACGCATAATGGCACAAATGGATAGAGTTTTATCGCACCTTAAAGAAAAAGGCACAATTCAACCATTAGAAGCGTGGCGCGACCTTGGCATTTATCGCCTTAGCGCCGTGATTTATGACTTGCGGCAGGAAGGCCACAAAATAGATACAAAGCGCATTGAAGTGGTTAATCGCTTTGGTGAGCCACTTCTAATTGCAGAATATAGCTTAGAGCTAGAAAATGCTGCCTAATCGTATTGCAAAGAAACCAAAGCGGACAGCGCGGTGGCGCTCAATAGGACACCTAAACTTTATTAGGGGATTTCATTGCAGCATTAATGGCTGTCAGGATATGCCTATTGAATGCGCTCATGTCCGTTTTGGCAGCAACACGGGGATGGGACAAAAGCCAGATGATTGGCGAGTAGTTCCATTATGTCGAACGCATCATATTCAACAGCATACGGTTGGTGAGCAAACATTCTGGAAAGGCATTGACGTTGAAGCTTTGATTGAAGCGTTTTGCAAAGCCAGCCCAAAGGCTCGTGAAATTAAAGAGGCGCAAAGCACATGACGCAAACAGTTTGGCTTCGCGGTGAGCATCAAAGACGATTAGCCCACCAGCTTATCGACCATGCTCCAGTAGATGCAGTTGTTAAAGTCAGTGCCGCCAAGCGCAGCGATGACCAGAACGCAAAAATGTGGGCTATGCTATCTGATATTAGTCGAGCAAAGCCAGAAGGCAGAATGCACATACCAGAAGTGTGGAAGTGCATCTTTATGGCAGCACTAGGGCATGAAGTTAAATTTGAAATGGGGTTGGATAACCAGCCCTTCCCGATAGGGTTTAGAACATCAAGGCTAACCAAGCCAGAGATGTCAGACTTGATTGAGTTTATTTACGCATACGCAAGCAAGCATAATATAAAATGGAGTGAAGAATATGAGTGATAATACCGACGATATGTTGCGCCTGTTGATTGAGCGCATTGAACGCATGGAAATTGAAAAGAAAAGCGTTACAGATGACATTAAAGACATTTACGGCGAAGCAAAATCGCACGGATATGACGTTAAAATCTTGCGTGCCGTTATACGCCTTCGTAAGATGGAAAACCATGAACGAGCAGAATACGAAGCCCTGCTTGAAACATATATGAACGCACTAGGCGGTTAAGGGGAATATTATGCAGAATATCACAATATCTGGAAACATTGGCAAGGATGCTGAGTTGCGCGACACTCGCGACAGCAAGGTTCTTAGCTTTAATGTTGGCGTCAAGAACGGGTTTGGCAAAGATGCTGGCAGCGTTTGGTATCGGTGCAGCTTATGGGGCAAGGCAGCGGAAGTGTTTGCTGGTAGCTTAAAGAAAGGCACTAAGGTCTTTGTATCTGGTGAGCTTACGCACGACGAATACGAAGGCAAGCCGCAATTCAATGTGCGCGTTGGTAGCATTGACACAGGGCCACGCTCTGATGCTGGCACAGGCAATCCAACTAGAGCCATTGACCCTGACAGCGCATGGGATAACGCAAAGGATTTAGATGATGACGTGCCATTCTGAAATACTAGTAAAAAGGCGGCAGGAGTTGCCTACGCGCCTTAAAAACATTCCGCCATCGTCTGAATTTTTAGAACGTCGATACAAGCAAAGTAATCAAGCTACCATAGATAGCTCCACGGCATTGCTGAAAGCGCAGCTAAAGGCTGGGCATCATACGCTAACTAAAGAAAGCCTAATGGCGGTAATCAAAAAATACGGGTGGCAATATTCTCTGCAACCCACGTTATTCTAAGCCAGATGGCGGGTGGCAATGCGCTTCCCGCCATTATTTTTGCACAATATGAAAAAAACGCTTTACATATAATTATGGCCTTTTTATAAGAGGGCATCAGCAAGGGAATAGTCCCGCCATTTAGGAGACTGATTATGAAACTTACAACCAACCAAAAAATAGTGCTGACGCAAGCTTGGCACAGCGGCGACGAACCACAGGACTTTGTTGCACGGTGGGGCGTGACCGACAGTGGAATAACAAGAGCAGTTAATGCTTTAATTTCCCTTGGCCTTTTGACGCAGGACAAAATTATAACCGAATTAGGTGAAGAAGCTTTTTGGCAAATTTCCAGAATTTAGGAGGCGTAAAATGACTAAAGTAACAAAGCTTCAATTTTGGGCAGTGACCGCATGGCTCACGCTATTGATAATTATGCTGATAACAGAGAGGACATTTTAAGATGACATTAGTAGAGCTTAGAAGTGTAGTTGCTGACCATGTGGAAATGACGCATGGTAATGTAGAATTTATCCGCCAGATTAGAGATGGTGAGCAGGATGATGGCCCATTTATAAAGGGCGCTTTAGCAGTGTGGGCAAAGTTTATGGAAGGCTTGCAACCAGCACCAGAGGTATTGGCAGATGATTAAGGCAAAACAAGCAGCCCCTATGGGCAAGACCTACCGTGTATCATCTGACAGCGCATGGCCGCTTAGAGGCTTAGACGGCAAGACGTATGCCGAAAGACGCGCAGAGCAAGAAAAGGCACAGAGCAAATGAGCCGCCCAATGACATACCCAATGGGAAGAATGGTTGTTGGTGATGTAGAAACTATGCCAGCAACGGAAAAGGGTTGGGCAAAGCGAACCAGCCGAAACGTGTCACAATATGCGATACGACATGGCAAGTGCTTTAAGTGCCGCACTGTGAATGGTGTTACTTTTATCACTAGGTTAGGATAAGAAGTAAGGCAAATGAGAGAAACCGCACAACAGCATATCATGCGTATAGGCAAAATGGTGGACAAAGGTAGAAATAAAGGGAAAAAGCAGATGATGATTGATATAGACGTAAGCCAGTTAGAAGGCATAGTCCGCGCATGGCTCAAAGATACGATAGAGACAGTGCATTATAACGCATCTCAAAACTACGTTCATCCAGAGGATGACAAAGATTACAAAAAAGACATTAAAGCTTTAAAGCGCATATTGCATTACATTGGTGAAGATTAATCTATCTCCAGCATTTCGGTGGTAATCATTACGCGACCAACAGCGCCATATTTTTTATGGTATGTAATGGCCCACGCCGCCCTATCAGCAATCCAGCCACCACGGGCGGCATAAGCATCCCTAGCAGCTAGTGTTGGATGCTGGACTACCGTAACCCCATTATACTCTTTTTCGTCCCTGTGGTGGCGATGTCCACAATGTATCTCGCGGCGGGTAGTCCTGCCCCATTCTTGCGGAAACTGTGCTGCAAACAGCAGCGGTAGGCTCTCGTTCTTGACCTTGTGGCCGTGATGAACGCCAAGCATAGTAGCGCCCCATTCAAAGACGTAGAATGGCAAGACAGCATCGCTAACACTAATGCGCGGTTCTTCTTCGTAATGCACAGCAAAAAGGTCTGACAGCCAGCCAGCACTTTCTTCGTCGTGATTACCTTCTGCAATAATCAAATGCACTTCTTGATGGCGCTGCAATGACATTGCTACCAGTGAACGTATAACGCGAATAGCTGACTTGCGGAGTTTAGGAAATCGAGTGTCAGCATCTAAAACATGACGGGACACTGGAGTAACTGGTATCTTGCCATCCGTATGAAGAAAGTCGCCTTGGATGTTTAAGACAGCAGTGTGAGCCTTGGGGCTTTGTTCTATCATTTGCGCTAGAGCGGCAACGATAGTTTTTTCTGCAATAGATACATTCCAATCACTGCCGCCCTCTTTATGCCATGCCAGCATTCCAAGATGGTAGTCAGTGAACGTGTAGAGGTTGCACAGATGCTCCTCACAGCCCTGTGGAGCAACAATAGGGCTGGCTGGGTCTATACTACTCTTAAAGCCTTCTACAGCCTCCTGCATCGCTTCTATGGCGGCTTGATGGCTAAGTGATGCCTTTACCCATTGTCCTGCCGCTTTGCCTTCAGCATTATAATAGGTGCTGACGCCCTTAGCTACATAGCCTTCAGGTACAGGTCGGGTGAAATCGTGCTCTGGTGCATAGCCAAAACGCGCCGCTTTCTTTTTGACTGCAATGTAAGCATCGCTTGCAGCGCCGACATTAATGCCTAGAGCTAGTGACGCAGCCTTTGCGCTTCCATGTAGGTTAATTGCTTCCAGCATCTCGCGTTGGCGAGGTGTGCAATATTGAAACAGCTTTTCGTCGACTTGTAATGCAAAAGTCATTGACTTGCCTTTCGGACAATCATGTTTGCATCTAAGTTATTTTATAGATGCAGCATCAATCCATGCCTTAACTGTCAAATGGTGCTTTACACTACAATCTGTATACTTTGCAATGATATCAGCCTCCCAAAGCGCACGCTCTGGGTCAATCAATACCATTGGTGGATTTTGCAGTGCTTGGCACTTTGACGCTAGGTTCGCTGGCGGCAGTGGCATTGGCGTCACGGACACTGCTTTCGAGCAACCCGCGCAAAGCATCAGGAGCAGAGCAATCAGGAGCAATGGCAGGAACCGTTTTGTATATTTCACGAATGGTGTTGGTTCGTTCGGTTGCCACGACATCGGCTTGATTTCGTTCGGATTCGTAGGTTTGTGAAACATTGTCTACTACCTCTTGTTTTTTGACACGCAGCTTTTCAGCCTTTTCCAGCGCCTTTGCAAAAGCTGCATCGCACTGCCAATCACGGACTTTGTAGCCAGAGGCTACACCAAGAATAAGAGCGCCGCCCAATGCGTAAAGCATTACTGGATTAGGAATTAAAGCCATTGCCTATATTTCCTTGTTTTTAATTTGCGGTCATCTAGACCATGTGTCCCGCCGTTAATGCGTTTTGTCAGCGCAAGTATTGCGCGGTCACCTGTGCCTTGGTCGCAAATGCCCCAAAGCTTGTTGCGGTCAAAAAACCATAAGGCACTTTCAAAGCAAAGTTCTCCAGCCACAAGGTCTGGATTATCCATTACTTCGGGGCGTCCAACGTAGATTGCGAAAGCTTCGTAATTTGCTTTTCCAGTAAGTTGGAGAGCGCCACGTCCACGGAACTTCCAGCCATCCCCAGACGCTTCATTGCCATTGCCCATGCGGTTTGCGTATACCCGATTAGCAATCTTTTTTGGCTGACGTTCATACGCCCTAGCCATTGCTTCAGTCGGGAAATACTTTCTAAAGATATTGCGTAAACCTTTCGCGCCATAGTTAAGGTTTTCGCTAAAAGCTTTGAAGCCGCCACTTTCATGCGCTGTTTGAGCAAAGAAATGCGCTGCACGATTAGGTGATAATTTATAGAAAGCCGCAGCTTTCTTAAATGTTGTAGGGCCGAACGCACCATCTGCTGTTATTCCTATCTTTTGTTGAAGGTTTACAAGGCTCACTTGTCTTTTCCCTTATTCCAAAGCTCGAATAATGTTTTAATCTTTTCTTCCGCAACACCAAGGCGCACATCCATTTTGGCAAGAATAATGGTCAACGAAATAAAGGCTAACACAATAGGCCATAATTGACCAATTAGCTCAACGGTGGAGAGGTCACCCGCCATTTACGCCACCAGCATTGCGCCAATCTGGAAAGTCATCTTTATCAACTACGCCATCACCATTGGCATCATAGCGCAAGTCATTGCGATACTTTTCCCAAGGCTCCATATCGTCATCTTCGTCTTCGTCTTTTTCAATGTCGTCATTAGGGAAAATTGTCCCAGCAGGTCGAACAAACGGCACGGGATTATACTCACCGACTTCTGGCTCTGGTGTAGGTTCTTCAGGCTCAACAGCCCCTGCCTTGTCACGCGCATTGGCGTTAAGGCTCAAGCCGCCAAGCAGCCCAACAAGAGCGCCAATAATTGTTTGAAAGGCGGGGTTGACCGTTTCAAGGATAGCTGCGCTGCTAACAACGTCATTTGAGACAAACAGGCCAACGGCAAGCGCCAGAACAACCACAAGAATAACGGCAGACAAGGTGACAATAGCCACGCGAATGACAAACTCAACGGTATCGTTGACACCTTCTTGAGTGCTTTCAAAATTATTCAGGAAGTTCATCTTGTTTAATCTCCTTTTCTTTGGGCTTTATTGAGCCGCTACCTTGCCCAGCCATAAGCCCAGCCAATGCACCTACGATAAACGTAGCTATCGGATTTATGAGCTTAAAGAATTCAGCATCGTTAGGAGACTGACCTTCCATTGGCTGTGAAACAAATATTAGTGAGTATAGCACAGTCGCCACGATAAACATCAACGTAAACGACAGCACAACGCCAACGATAAAACGCAATAGTTCTTCAGGTGACCAGTATTTATGGGGCTGCATTTTCAGCCTCGCCAGTTCTAATTAGCCATTCGGTGCAATAACCCATAGCAATGCACTTAGGCTTTTTGCATTCAGCTTCCTGCCAGTTATCAGGGTCTTGGCAATCATAGCGATATCGGTCTTGACAGCCCATTAAGGCCATTGATGCCAGCAATAAAAGAGCTAGTTTCATAAATGCCTCACCATGACAATATCTCATTGCCGTAGCAGAAATTTAATTTATACACAACAAAGTCTGTATTAGCAAAAGGCAAGGCAATGAAATTGGCAGAATGGTTTGGAATAATCGGCGCAAGCTTGGCTGTGGCTATCAGTTGGAGCGTTAACCAAAGCATTATGTGGGCTATATTTCACGGCTTTTGCGCTTGGCTTTATGTGATTTATTACGCTATTTGGGGCTAACGCTTTCTGCGTTTCTTCTTGGCTTCTTCTGCAACCGATAGCGCAATGGCAATGGATTGCTTTTGGCTTTTGCCGCTTTTCATTTCGCGCTTGATATTCTTGGACACGCTCTTGGGTGAGTAACCTTTAATCAACGGCATAGTTAGCTCCACTTCACTTTGTCGCTCCAATATGCAGCAGACAATTTGCCCTTTGCAATATCATCAGCATGACGCGCTTTAAACGATGCACGGCGAGCCTTGTCCGCTTTGCTTTCATCTTTGCGCGGGGGTGAGCCAGAAACGCCCTGTTGACCAAAGCGAATTGTTTTTACCTCATCGCCTTTTTTCGCAACGACCACATGGCTTTTAGTCGGATGACTTGGCGTGCGCTTGGGCTTGTTATAGCCCTCAACACCAACCTTCTTTAGCCTTGCGTCTTTTACGGCCATTACAGCGCCCCTAGTTTAGTTCCAAGAAAGCCCATTGCGCCTACAATGATGGCGAGAATAAACCTGTCCATCCAGCCTGACGTTTCTGCTGTTTTTGGCGCTGCCATCTCTAACATAGACAGGCGGTCATCAATTTTAGAGATAGTCTTAAACGCACGTTCCAACGCTTCAGCCGTTTGCGTTTGCTGTTGCTCAACTAGCGCCAATTTGGTGATTGCCTCCGACAGTTTATTAAGCGCAGTTTTAACCTCCACAACATCGCTGTGGAGCATCTCTAATTTAAGCGACAAAACGTCAGGAGTGGGCATCATTCAGGCTTTTCGGGCCAGATAATGTTAAACGGGTCTTCTTGCTCTGTAATGTCACGCAACCCTTGACGATAGGTCAGCCACGCTTCTGCTTCTACAGGCGCATCAGCAATCTGTGTCCAGTCAGTTTCAGCTAACTTGGCATTGCGCTCGGCGCGGATTGCATCCCATTGCGCGTTGATTTTTTCATCAGTTGGAGCGGGGAAAACCCATTCACCATCTTCATTTTTGTATTGACCAATCGTCCCGCCTTCGCTGGCATCAATCGCATTGGGCCAATCGTCAAGTCGGTCAACAAAAATGGTGTTTTCAATAACGCCGCTCATGCCAAAAATATGTATTTTCGCGCTCATCATATTATTCCTTGAACAACAACAAGTCCATTACCGCCATTTCCTCCAGCACTACCTAATCCTGTGCCATAGCTGAAATTTCCCCCGCCACCTCCGCCGCCTAATCCACCATCGCCGCCAACAAAGCTTGATGTGCCACTTCCGCCGCCGCCGTCACCAATTTTACGCAATGTGGCTGATGCGCCTAGAGACGCTTGTGCACCAAAAGCTCCGCCGCCCCAACGCTCTGTAAGAAAAGATTGAGTAAGTGAGTCATCAGACAGTGCCGCACCAAACGTAACCGTTCTTCGACCGCCGCTGTTTGGGTCATCATCAGTGCTAGTTCCTGTTCCCGACGAACCGCCGCCACCGCCATAGACTGAAGTGCTAGCATTCACAGCACTAACATTGTTAATGCCTTGACCGCCGCCACCGCCGCCATAAATACTAGGCATGGCTTGAGTGTTATCAGTTGTTCCATACCCGCCCCGACCAGAACCAAATGTTGACCATGCAGCAGTTGGTGCATTTGGCTGGTTTATGTTTTGCATATATATGCCACCGCCATATCCGCCATTGGTAGAGCCTGGTCGCCCACCGTTTGCATGGCAATAAGCGCCAAAAAATGACGCCCCCCCATTACTGCCTGAGGGATTGCCCCTAGTGCCACCCGCTCCGACAGAAATTAGCAAAGAGCTTGAGCGCAGCAATTCGGCCCGAACCATTCTTGTGGAATATGCGCCACCGCCGCCGCCAGCGCCTGACCGACTTACGGTGCTATTTCCGTCTGATGCACCACCACCCGCACCTAAGCATTCAACAGAAAAAGCAGAATAACCAGTAGGAGGCGTAAAATAAGTGCTAGACGTAAAAACTCGATTAAAACCCTTTAACGGCGCAGACTTCAAATTACTGCCATCGGAAGTTATAAGCCGCAATTCACCAGCATAAGAAATAAAGCTACTTCTACCATCAATGGTTTCAACGCCATTTGGGTCTAATGTAATATCGCCTGATGACTGGTTTGCCATAGCCGTCAAAAGATTGCCCTGTGGGTCAAGAGCAAAATCAATAAGTGCATTATTAGTAGTATCTGCGCCAGCTACAGCAAAAATTCCTGCAGAAGAAGAGTAAAACCCATTACCCCTTACTGATACGCTCGGGTCTAAGTCAGCACCCATTGAACCGTAAAAAGACCGAGTGCTTACTTCCCAAGCAGTCGATAGGTTATATTGAAAAAACGCAATTTTGCCAGAGCCAACAATCCTACTAACGAATAGTTTAGTTCCATCACGGTTAAAAAGAAAACTTTGATTAAATGTAACGGGAGGGTTTATAGTTGTAGTAGATGCTGTAGTTACAGATGTAAAATCCCAAGCTGTCCCCAAATTATATTGTCTAATATTTCCACTATTAGAAATATAAACTCTTGTCCCATTATTAGACATTCTTGCATCAATTGTGCTTGTCAAATCAAATGTAAATGAAGTTCCAGAGTATGTAACGCCAGAAGAAATATCCCAAGGAGTAGTGAGAATATAAACAAATACTGTTGTTTGGCTTGCGCCAGAAGGTTTTGCAAATACAAACATACGCAATCCATCTGGACGAAAATGAATTGCTTCACCGCCAGCAAGGATTTGAGAGTCAGCGTTAAAAACTTGAACAGTAGATTGAATTGTTGCAAAATTACCCGCAGTGCCTAATTGCATACGGTAAATTCGGCCACGATTTGTGGCGCTGGCATGCAGATAATAAACATAAATACCGTCATCTGTTAAAAATGCGTTTGTGATATTTGTTGGTTGCAGCGCACCGCTAGGCAATGCCCCACGGTTATACCAACCCCCGCTTGTTTCAAATTGCGGAATAGCTTTGTTGTAAACATAGCACCACCAGCCAGCACCCAATGCAGCCGCGCTTGCAAACGTCTGCGTAAATCCGCCAGCGGTATATTCAATCAACTTACCCTTGTCATTGGCGACAATTTCAATGTTGCTAGTGCGCGTAATGACGGGAAGGTTGGCTCCTAGCGGGGCTAGGCTTGCCCAGTTTGTGCCATCGCTAGTTAGAAGATTACCAGCGGTGCTTGGTGCAGGAAGTTCTGCAATGATAAACCAGTTTGCTCCATCTACAGGAGTAACACCTGTATTGACTGTCTTGGCGACATAGCGGCGACCAGAATAGCTAACACTTTCGCCAATCTGATAGGTTATCGCTGCGTTATAATCGCCTTGATAGTTGGCAGCACCAGCAGCAATAACAGCAGCCGCTTCAGCCGCAGCAGCGTCCGCCGTAACGTCAACCGCCAAGGCATCAAGATAATCAGCTTGGTCGTTAGCTTCTTCCTGAAAGTCAGGCAAAGCGCCCAGAAAAGCATCCGCATCCGTGCTGAATGTGTCAGGCGATTGTGAGCGTGACGGGGGATTAGGAAGCGGAGAAATCTGTGGTGCGGGCATTAAACCAATCCTTCAACATCAATGGAGCAATCTGAGATGCTCGGTGTAGATAGCACTATATTAAATTGTTTGTAAAATCCATACACTACTGTTTCTGGCTTATTTGCATCACCAATAAAAACTGTTGGCGTTGTGCGAATATCCGCAAGGGCTTTTTGAACAGCAGCAATAGATGAAGTTTCGACAGTCACATCATAATCAGCGCGTTTGCTATATGCGCGAGTTGTAATGACGGTATTTCCAAAATCGTCAGTAGCTTTTACCGAATAGTCAATAATGGAAACGCTAGTGCCAAAATTTGTCACGCCTAGTGTTCGTTGCTTTCCGATAATTACTTCGCCAACCTTTGCATCTCCAGCACCGCCATCAATATAAGCCGTTATTGTGGCGCTGCCGTATGCAGGAAGGCCAAGAAAAACCATGTCAGGCAAGAAAGATATTTCCTCAAAAAAGTAAGGATACCAGTCAATAATAAGGGTGTTGTCTTGAAGGCTTCTCGTTTCAGTAAAAACAACACCATCCGTAGGGTCTGTCACTGTTAGCGTAATTGAATTACCAGAAAGACCAAAGAAGGCAGCAGAATTGACAATGGCTGCGGGGGTAATGTCAACGTCAATCTCGGCGGTGTAGCTGGTCTGCGTATTGATAATCTGGTCAAACATTTTGAAGCGGTTAGTCGCCCCAAGGTCAAGCCAGCTAGGTGGCGTTGCAGCGGCCCCAATATCAGGCCGTGCTGTTGTGCTGGAAACAATCACCTCATAAATGCGATGCTCATAGATGCGTTGCTGCCCAATCGTATAAGTTCCAGCCGTCCAAGCAGGGGCATCCGTCTCAGGGACGTTAGATGCCGTCAGCATTGCCGCAGTTACGGGGATAGGCTGAATAATAATCATTAGGCAACTATCCTTTCAGGGGGAAGGCCATCGCCATCCCAGCGGTTGATAAGGTCATAGCTCTTTCCAGTGTTTTTGGCAATTTGATACATCGCCATTTTAAGTTCTTGACGCATCGCCTTAATTTCCTCGGCAGTCGTTTCATTGTTGAGCAATGAACCAAGCTGATTGCTGTTGTAAATGCGCGATGGGCCAGTTGACTCAAGCTCTGGGCCTTTTTCGCCAACAATGCGAAGTCCGCCGCTATGGATGCCGCCATTAGCAAATGGACGGATATTGTTATACATACCAAATTCTCTGTTGCCTCCACCAGCGCCAGAGCCGCCACCCATAATGGGGAAGGGGGTAACATTATTAGGCAAGATGGCGACAACTGGGGCTTGAGCAACAAGTTGTGCGGCGGCAGCTTGTGATGCCGCTGCGCCTCTGATGGCATCTACAACTGATTGAAAGCCGCTTTTATTGATATTATCGCGGATTGCATCGCGGTCAGCTTTTGCCTTTTCAAGCAGCTTTTGAGCTTCTTCGACTGCGTTGACATTAATCCCAACTTGCTCAAGGGCTTTGATTTGCCTTTCAAGGTCAGCCTTGCGAGCTTCGGCCTCTATCGCCGCTTGTTCCGCTGTTTGAAGCTGCTTAATAGCCTCATCAACTGTCAGCACTTTTTCGCCCAGCGAAATAAATTGTTCAACCTGTGCAGCAAGTGCAACCTTATCCGCTTCAAGTTGAGCAATCGCTCGTTCATCTGCAGAAATCATCGCATCATACTGGGCAGTAAGAACGGCAAGCTGCTGCTCGGCAATAGAGCCCTGTGCTTCGGCTTGAGCCGCTACTTTTTCGCTTTCAAACTGCAAGGCATAAAGGTCGCGCAGCATTGAAACACGGTCACTCGCACCGCTTGTAATGGCATCACGCAATTGACCGCCAACATCAGTAATCTTGCCCATTGCTCCTGTATCGCCGCCAATGGCAAGCTTTGCCAATTCAGCAAACTTCTTACGCAAAGCACTAATGGATGATGGCCCAGTTGCATTAAGCGGGATAATGCTTGCGGCAAATTCGCGCATGGAAGTGGCAAAATCCCGAAACTTGTCAATGGTTCCGTTAATGACTGAAGCTTGCGCGTTAAATGCGCTTTCAAGCGATTGGATGTTTTTCTGCCTATTGGCAATTTCTCCGTCAATGCGCGAAACTTCTGCATCATAAGCAGCACGGAGTGCTCGTTGCGCTTCTTCGCGGCCAGCAATAATCTGCTCAAGCCCGTTAATTTCTTCGCGTATCCTTTGAATTTGTAATTCGCGTGTCTTTTGCGCCTGTGCCTCAATAGCTGAAGCAAGGTTTTCTTGAGCAAACGCAACATTGTCATTGGCCGCAGCCAAATCCTCATAAGTGTAAATGGCAAGCTGCAATCCACGCAAGCTTTCATTCATTGCCGCAAGCTCATCTTTACGACGTGCAGCAAGAGCGCCAGCAGCATCGCCAGACGCTTCCATAAGTTTAATTTCCAACTCACGGCGAGGTTTGTTGGCTTCAAAAGCTGCCTTAGCTTGCTTGATAGCATATAGTTCTTCAAGTCTGGCATAATCAGCCGCAGACGCACCAGCCTCAGCAAAGATAACCTTCAGCTTTTCCATCTCGGCAGCTAGTTCATCAAGGCTTGCACCAAGCGGGTCGGTTTCGCTTTTAAGGTCTTTAAACACTTGGTCAAACTTGAGCGCCTTAGCAACTTGCTCATTTAGGTCATTGCCAGCACGAATAAGGGTCTGCGCTCCAGCACTAATACCCGTGACGATACCCTGCTGGATTGCCAGTTGCGTGACGTATGCAACAGCAGCCGCTTGGTCTTCGCCAAAGTTCTTAACGCCAGCACCCTTAGTGCGGCCAGCGCCAGTTGGGTCAACCACAAAGTCTTTCTTGCGTTGACCAAGACTAACCTTGACGTTGCCACCTAATGTGCCGCCAAGCTGCTCTGCCATGCTTCCCAAGCCCTTGAGCAAGCCATTAGCCATTGTATTGGCTATGTCTTTTAGCTGTGCGCTGTTGCCCGTCAGGGTGCGCTCCATTGCGCCGCCAGCAATTTGATTAAGCGTTACTGAACCTGTCTTGGTCTTTTTCAGCAATCCACCGATTACCCCGCCCAAGATGCCGCCAGCTAAAGCACCAAGCGGCCCAGCAAATTGACCAAGTTGAGGCATTATTTTTTCAAGGCTACCTGTTAGTAGCTTCTTACCTAACGCTCCGCCAATGCCACCGCCGATAGTGCCGCCAGTTTTGCTACCAGCCATTCCACCGACCAGATTTCCAATCTGCATACCAGCTACGGCTTGAGCAAGAATGTCACCCAATCCTTTGAACGACTTTGCAAGAGTTGCGCTAATTTTTTCTGTTGTGCCATCAGCCAACACAACTTCCATTTTCAATGCGCCCTGCAATGCACGACCACCTTTGCCGCCAATCATGCCAGCGGCAGTTTCAAGGTTATTGGTGAGGGTTTGCAGCGCCTCAATGTCTTTATCTATAACGCTTTTTGCGTCGATGTTGGCCGTCCGCGCTGCGTGATACTCTTTCCAAGCATCTACACCAAATTTAAGGACATAAGCCTCTTTTTCCAAAGCCAAGACAGCTTTTTCACGCTCAACACCAACAAGGCCAAGCAGCGTTGCTTCGCCTTTTAATGTAGTCATGGTATCACTATGCGCTTTGTTAGCTTCAACAATAGACTTAGCGTAGTCTTTAAGTTTCTCTGAAACCTCTTGACGTATGTCCGCCGCTTGTTGCGTTAAGGCATTAAGCATACCTTGTTGACGAATTTCATTGGCAATATTGTTACCAGCGCCTTCTTGCGAAGCTTTATTGTATTTTTTGCGCCCAGCAGCAGCAGCCTCTAAAGCTAATTTCTCAACTTCAAATGCTTTGATTTGCTCTGGCGTCATGCCAATTTTCTGGCCTTCTTCGACCATATCAGCCAAGGCATCACGATATTTCTCAAGCGGGTCAATTGCTTCTTTTGCTTTTTTACCAGTTTTTTCAATAGCAGCAGAAACATTTCGCAAAGGAGGCTCTACTTGATTGTAGACTTTTTTGCTTTCAATTATAGCATTGCCGTTCTTTATCAAAAATTCATTAGCTTCTTTGATAGCCGCAGCATTCTTCTTATATTCAATTGCAACTTTGCCGACCATACCGCTTTTTGCAGTATATCTTTCTATTTCTTTATTGCGCTCCATAAGAACATTTCGTTCACCCTGAACCTGAAGCAAACCTTCATAACCTCTTTTAGCCGCCGCTGCAAAATTCTTATCTTGCGTTGCAGCCAGCCGACCAAGGTCATTGATAAGGTTCTGTGTTTCTCCCCTAGCTTCTGATTGAGCGGTTACAAGCATATAAATAGCGCCAACAACAGCGCCAATAGCGACAACAGCCAACCCCCAGCCTGTAGATGCAAGAATGGCTTGCAGCCCTCTAATTCCAGCGCCAGCTATTGCAGCCGCCGTTGTTGTAGCTCCCAATGCAAATTGCGCGGCAATTAACTGAGCAATATATGCAGCGATTGCTTGAACGGCTAATGCGGCACGAAGCGCAAGAAAAGCAGCGGCCATTCCAGCAACGGATACTATTACAACTTCAGCAACTCGCGCAATTTGATTTAGGTTATTTGATAAATAAACTATTCCATCAGCTAATGCCGCCGTGAAGCCAGTAGCTCTATCAGCTTCAGCAATAAACAGCATAAGAGAATTGCTTAACACTGTCATGGATTGGCTGACAGTCATTGGCATTCTGGTAAATTCACTGTCAATGTCATCGCCCATTTTAAGCAATGCCGCATAAACTTCTGCGCCAGTTAATTTGCCTTGAGCGCCAAGTTTGCGTAGTTCACCAACGGTTATGCCCATGCCCTCAGCGATAGCTTGAGCAACGCGAGGCATACCTTCCATTACGGAATTAAGCTCATCGCCACGCAATGCGCCAGATGCAAAGGCTTGGCCTAATTGCATAAGCGCACCAGATGCCTGTTCAGCACTGGTTCCAGATACAATCATTGCTTTGTTAATGGTTTCCGTTACGCGCATAACGGACTGTTGGCTTACGCCTAAATTTTCTGTTGACCGTGCAAGACGCGAGAAAAGCGAAACAGTTGTTTCATATCCAACGCGAGTATTTTGCGACATTGTAAATAACTGCTTTTCAGCAGCGGCTAATTGCTGTGCGCTATTTGTAACCAAAGCAAGCTGGCCGCTCATGCGTGTAAATGTATCAGCCATTAAAATAGCTTCGCGTGCTATAAGCCCAATGCCTAGCGATGCCAAAACAGCACCAAAACCTCTAAGTGCAGAAGACGCTTTGGTAACGCCCTGCTCAACCCCAGTTGACGAGCGATTAAGCTGGTCTAAATCTGTGGCAGCTTTCTTCACCTCACGGCTGTCAACTGAAATTCTGAGATTAGCTAAATCTGCCACGCGCAATATCCTATGAGGCCCAGAGCGTTATCGCTGAATTTAGGTCATAGCACAAGTCTATCATCTTGTCTTGGTATTGATTCTATTACTCCAATCAGACATTGCATTGGATATTTTTTCGCGCATTTCATCAGTTATTGTTTCAACATTAGACCAAGGCGCTGGCGTATTAGGTTCAGAACCAGCAGATAACATCGCAGCGTATTCATGCGATAATGTTCTTATAGTTCGTGCTTCCCAAGGGGTTAATTGCACATTTTGATTTGACATCCATGCGGCCAAATCAATCTCATCTATGGCTATGTTCCCACCCATGCCCATAGGCTTGGCAGGGCCAACCTCAAAAAGTATTTCGATAAGGTAGGCTCCGCCAAGCACAGGAGGCATCGCATTTGACTTGGTTTCCCGTCTAGGGCGCTTTGCCTTTGACGGGATTGTGTTAAGCCACGCTGCTTGTTTTACGAACAGTGTTAGTTGTTGGAGCGTTTGTGCGAAAAAAGTTAGCGCGTTCCGCCACAAATTCAGCAACTTGCTCTTTAATCCAAACCCATTCACCATAAACTTTGCGGACGTTATCTGGTGTGCAGTCTAGCTTTGCGCCATCAAGCGTAAACCCAGTCCAAGCAACAGTAAGTTTAACAAGGTCATCAATGCTATCTTCAGCCAGCTTTTCAGCGTCAAAATCGACGGCTTTCTTGCCTTTTGAAATGCGGTTCAATGCGGTTTGTTGTTTGGCAAGTTGAATTTTGCGGTAAACTTTGCTGTCTTGTCCGAGCAGAGTAATCGTCATTCCCTCAATAACTTCTTCGCTTTCAGGGTGAACAATGTTTAGAACAGCGCCATCGTCAGCCATTACAGGCTTTAAACTATTTAAATCCATTAGAAACTATCCTTCTAAATATCCGACTTTTGTCTTGGGTAGGCAAGTCGGATAGTGATTGCCTACCCAAGTTCTTCTAGCGTTCTAGCTAATTAGACTTTGATAATCGAGTTGTCAATTTCAAGCGTAACTTCTGCCATCGTGATAGCATCAGCATTGCCAACATTCACCTTGTAGGACATAACTTGAGCGGTGAAATACTGAATTTCGCCGTTAACAAGAACAACCTTAACCGAAACTAGAGCATCCGTGCCAGCAGCAGCTTCAGCAGCATCCTGCAGAACAGTTTGACCAGTATCCGCATCAGATACGGCCATCGTCAAAGCTACGGAACCGTAGTTAAGCGAACCACGGCGCTTGGCAACAATGCCAGTAGCAAGCGGGGTGTGCGTAGCAAGGGCAGCTTCAGCACCGAACGAAGGCAATTCAGCCAATTCGCCGCAAGGTGAAAAAGTAAGCGCACCAAATCCAGCGGCATCATAAGTTGCTGGTGCGGTGGTCGAAACGGAAACAACAGTCCCTACGGACGAAACAATATCAGACATTTAAATTACTCCAATTGCAAGTGGTTCGATTGTTATAGCATTTTTTTTATTACAAAGTAAGCCTATGTTAACTGCCTTGTAATGTCGTTGACTGTGACGCGAACCATCCCAGCAGGGGCTTGTCTTGACCAGCCCTCAAATTCAAGTCGATAGATATACGGTAGGTTATTTGTAATCCACAAAACATTACCCGTTGCTTTGGATATTGCGCCTAGCGAACCAGTTATAGTTGAAGAACCGCTTGCGTCAGTTGACTCTGTTATGTTGTCGGTTGGGCTACCAATACTGGTGAACCAGTTAGCCCTTGCACGGCCAGTGTCTACAGGCGTTTTAAGCACGATGCCTGTAACTAAGTCCAAGCATATTTTACGCACTTGAGCGTCAGCAGTCTTGCTGGTCTTGTCAATGAATTTGCTTATGTCTAATTTAAAGGTGCTCATACGAACGCCCGATAAGCAATGCTAACAGGAATGACAAATCTGTCACCAGATATAAATGCAGCTGATTGTGACACGCTTTGAATGGTCACTGTAACACTACTATAAGTAAACCTAGCGCCACGCTGGAATGCAGCGGACACAGTATCTGCAACAGTCCTTCCAGCGCCCTTGCCAGCGTCCATAGGCGCGTAAACAAGCACTTGGTATATGCCGCCTAGTTCATCGCTTGAACCTGTGGCAATGCCTATAGGAATGGTTGCGCCTTGCAACAGGCTTTCAGACACATAGATTTGCCCAGCAACGGGCGTGAAGGAAGTGTTCTCCCAATGCGTAGGAAGATTAAGCGTGTCTAATTGTGTGGCCAGCGCAGCGGCTATTTGCGAATTACTCATCTAAAATGTCCACAAGTTGCATATCTATAGCCACCTTCTTGCCGTCATCCAGCTTGATTATGTAAGCTATTACTTCGTTGCGCGTGTCATATAGAACGCTGTCCAGAATGCCTGAGTCCCATTGCGATGGAAAAAATACGCGCTCGCCCATAGGTATCATTAGTTTGCCCTTATCTGACAAATGTAAATTACATCTTCACCAGTAAGGCGAATAGGTTGAACATTCATTATGCGATATGTTGTGCTGTCAACCAATGCCAAGCAACCAACAGTCGGCGGCGTGCTTATCAGTTCAAGGATTAAACGTATATCACCAGCCTTGATGCTCGTGCCGTCTACATCCTTTTTTTGATAAAGTGCTGGATAGCCTTTGCCCGTTATCGTCGTGCTAGTATTGGTTCCAATAACCGCGCCTGTTATGGGGTCTGTCCCGCCATACACAGGAAAGATGATGGACACCGCTTCGCCATATTTAGCAAGCAGCCGTGATGCTGTTTGCGCTTGGCTACTCATGTGCGAAGGGGCCTAACTACAGCAAACCCGCTTTCAGATGCGGAAATTAGGTATGGCATAACCATGCGATTGACTAATGGGTAACGCTGCGTTGGGTCTGAGTAATCTTGGTATTCAACCTCAATCACATCAATCTTTTCGCGCCTTACCCTTTGCCCTTGGTCAGCAAGCAAAGTCTCACCCAGTGAGGCCCGTATAGCCATTTCAACGCAAGCATTTATTACTTGCGTTGGCACGACATTGGCGGGGAAATTAAATCCATCAACAATTACGTTATATCGCGGCCACGACAGTGACTGCGTTTCACTAACGCGATTGCCTTTCCAAGCACCGCGATATGTAGCTTCCAGATAATCTGTAGCGTTTACCAAACATTGCTGCTTGATTGTGGAGCTTAATGCTGTCCAACCCGCTATCCCACGGTCAGCAACATAGCTATCCGCAGCCGAAACGCTGGCGTAGCTATTAGCATTAGAAAGCCCTGCACCTGTTTCGACCACGAATGCCATTTAATTAACCCTTTTTAGAGCGTTTGTATTTTGAAGCGACTTCAGCAATATATTCCTCAACGGGTTCGTCAAGTTTCTCAGCGGCTTCTTCAATTTCTGCTTCTGGCTCATACGCTACTGGCGTATTTTCTGGCTTTGCTTCTGGTTCAACAGAGGCTTCTTCTGTATCCAGTTTTTGATGAATAGGTGTGCCAGCAGGAGCAAAGATTGCATCCATGATTTTGTATCCATCAGCTTGCAACTTAGCTTTGCGTGCAGGGCTAATGGGATGAGGTTCGTAAATTATTTTAGCCATAAAATACTCCTAATAGATTGGGGGCCGCCCTTCCAATCGACGGCCCCCTAACTATGGTTTACAGTGCAGCGTCACCAATTGCCAAGACACCAGCGGTGTGCTTGATGGACGTAGCTACCTTGTCCCAGTTAGTGCCAGTTGCAAGCTCTGCATCCGTTGGCGACTTACCACCATTGGTGATGTCCCAAGTGTAACCCTTCAAGGCCACACCAAAGGTGTAATCGACTTGCATCGTTGTTTCAATGCGGGTCTGACCATTGTTGGTTTCAATGTTGCTGATAACGTCACCGCCGTCATAAACAATGGCTGCGCTATCTGCCAAGCCAAGAACCTTTGACTTGTTAGGCGTGCCAGCGGCATACAGCGCAGGAGCGTCAGTCACGATGACAGGACGGCCAAGGATGTCTACAACTTGCACGTTCTGAGCAACAAACAACTGTGGAGTGTTGGTCAGGTTCTGCGAAATCAACTTATGATACGAAGCGCCGCTCATTACGTTAGCAACAATGCTGGTCGAATGGTCACCAAACAAAGCGTTGGCAGCATTCATTGTGGAATAGCTTACGTTAGCAGAAGCAGAAACGTCTACCGTTGTTGCAGTGCTTTGGTTAGCGATTGCAGCAACAAGACAAGAGATTGCAGTGTTCAACTGGTCAGCCATCAAAGCTTCAGCAAAGTTACGCGATGCAACTTCAATGCCTTCCGATGTTGGCTTCTGCAACCAAGTAAGCTGCGAAGGCTCAAAACGGATTGGGCCAAAACCACCAGCAACCTTAACGCCGTTCAATTGAAGCTGCGTGAGGTCAGTTGGTGTAGCAGATGCTTGGCTTGCATAACGGTCAACTCGACGCTGTGCGCTATGCACGGCAGCGAAGAACGATTCCTGATAGAAATCACCGTCAAAACCAGTGGTGGTCAAACGGATTGCGCCGTTTGATGCTGCGTTAAACTTGTCAACCATTTGAGCCAGTGTCTCAATAGTGGCTGGCATTACGTATTCATTGAATACTTTCATTTGCGAAAGTGACATAACTTAAAATCCTTATTGAAGGTCAGGGAACATTTGTTTAATTGCGTTTGCTCGCTGCACCTTGTCGCCACCAAGGTTGCCCTTGGGTGCAATAGGAATGCCATTGCCTGTTCCGCCAGTGGCTCCACCACCAGAGTTAGCGGGTGCGGAAACAAAGTGCTTACCTTCATCGCCAGCGGCCCATTCAGCAATTGCATCATTCAGCGGCTTATCACCCATAAGTGCAGAATATTGACCATTCTCCGCCGTTAGCTTGGTTTGAGACCTTAGCATGGCTTTTGCAGCGGCCATGAATTCAGCTTTAATACCAGCTTTAAGCATTGCATCGTTTAGCCCGTTGTCGATTAAGTAAGATTGCAGTGCGCCGTCCTTTTCTGTCAGACTTGTCTGCAATGTTTCAATCGTTTTAGTGCTATCCTTGGTCGTTTTATCGAGTTGCAATTTAAGCGTTTCATTTTCAGTCTGAAGCGCCATAAAATCGTTTGGGTCTATCTCAACTCCCTTTGCTTTCGCTCTGGTTATTTTAACTTCTCCTAGAAGTTCGCGGTTTTTGGCACTCAGCGCCTCCATTGCGGCTTCTAACTCTGCTATCCGTTCTTCACTCATAGTGTTTGTCCTCTGGACTAATGTTGCCCCTCAGGGGCGGTTAATGCTTTGGCACGGCCTCCGCATATTTCTTTTATTATCATGCTACAGACAATAATACTATAGTTGTGATAATTGTGTCAGTGTAAGTGGATTGCCACGCTGGTCTAATAATTGCGATAGCGTTATTTTACCAGCACGCCATAATTCAGCCTTTCCTTTACCAAGCATCTGGTCAGCAAAAGAGGTTGGTTTACTTTTTAAAAACTGGTCAAATGATAAATCAGCGGCAACTTGCCCATTCATACTTGCGCGAGTTGTTTGCGCTATTTCTTTTGCTACAGGTTCTCCCCGTATTTCGGCAAATGACTTTGTAATAGGCACATAGCTTGACCTACACGACCAATGAGCAGGAGGGCCACCATTCCAAGGTATAGAATGGCCTATTGGTTTAAAGTCTGGGAATGTCCATGTTTTACCAGAACGCGCCATACAGATTTCACTGGTGCGGCTATCCAGTGTAGATACCCATTGCACGGCTTTAATAATGTC